GGTGAACCACGGCACCCATCACGAGGCCCCTGCACGCCAGTAGCTGCGGATATCCCAGCCGAGGAGCTCGAGATGCTGGAACGTGTGGAGGCGCACGCCGCCCTCCGGACAGTGAAGGATGTGCCGGGCGGGCAGATCGCCGACGAAGACCCCGACATGCGTCGCCACCCGGCCGTTCGCCATGAAAGCGGCATCGCCGGTTTCCGGCACCCGAACCTCCGCCCAGCCGAACGAAGATGCCCAGGTCGGCATCACCTTCGCCGTCGTGCCGCGGCTCAGCGGCGACGGCATGAAGGGCACGTCGCGGCCGAACCGCTCGCGCTGGACCAGACGGAAGAATGTCCAGCAGTCGTAAAGGTCGGGCCCGGCGACGCCGACCTTGTAGCCGAGATGCAGGTAGGACTCGCTCCAGTGCATCGCTATGCCCCGACCAGCGCCGGGAACTCCTCGGCCGTGTAGGTCCGTTTCGGGAAGGCACCGCCGAAGTCCATGTCGATGCGCGCCGTGCAGATGCAGGTGATCAGGTTCGCCTTCACGTCCGACAGGGTGAAAGCCGGCACCGGCAGCTTCTGAGGGATGCTCAAGTCGCTTTCGAGGTAGGTTCGAACGCGCAGCGTGACCGGGCGATAGTCCGCGGCGGCGCGATCGAGCTGCGGGATCAGGAAGCGGCTCACATTGTCGATCTGCAGCTGCAGCTGCGGCTTGGCCGTCGTCCGGTACCGGGTCCATTCGCGGAACCCGCGCCGCCGGTAAACGACGGTCCGGCCGGATAGCCCCGACCACCGGGCGCATTGTTGAAGCCCTGGCCACCGCCGCCGCCGCCCGCCCCCGCAACATTGCCGTTGCCGCCGCCGCCGCCACCACCGCCGCCGCCGCGAATGACGCCCGAGCTGTTCTCAATCTCGATCGGACCGCTGGAGGCGTCGAGCGCCGCACCACCCGCGCCGCCCGCGCCCGTGGCCCCCGCGCCACCCGCTCCGCCGGCACCGGAGACGATGCCGGCATTGACCAGCACCGGCTTCGCGCCGACCGGCCACGAGCCCCGGATGAGGGCTGCGACAGACGTGCCGGTGGCGTAGACGTTCACGCCCGCGTCGATATGGATCGTCACCGCCTGCTGCGGCAGGCCGGTGTAGCCGTTCGCATTCGCCAGCGTGCGCAGGTTGAGATTCGCCGTGTCGGCCGACACATGGATGACGATCGGCGTCTGCGGCGCGCCAACGCCACCGTCAGGCAGGCCGGGCGCAATGACTTCTTCCGGGATCGGGTCGTACATGCGCGGATCGTCGTCGATCATGACCAGGTCGACGGTGGTTTCATCGCGCGGCTGGACGGCAATTGCCTTCAGCCGCTTGGCGTAACCCTCGCCCTTGCCGAACATGATCTTCGTCCGTTCCTGCCTGCCGTCCGTCAGGATGCGAGGGAGCGTGCCGGCGCCCACGATCAGCTTCGTGCCATCGTCGCCGCCATCGGCCGCCGCGAAGGGACCGGCCATCGTTCCGTTCGGCGCGCTGATCGCGACGTAGTGGGCGCCGCCGGCAGACCAGTCGAGCCCATCGGTCAGGGTCATGGTGCGCGTCGCCGCATCCCACTCGATCACCTCGGCCGACTGGCCCCACGCCGGCATGTCATGGCTCACGGCGCAGCCGTCGCCGTAGAGCACCATGAACCCTTCCATCTCCGTGCCCAGCGACGTGATCCCGCGGCGATAGCGGTTCTCCCGAATCCTGTACCAGGCCATGGCGCGCGCCTGCGGCCGGTGGGTCACGCCATGGAACTGGATGGTTGCCGGGTTGCGGCGCGGGCTGTCGTCGAACGCCTCCTTCACCGTCGCCGGCTTCCAGGAGTTCGGGTTCATATAGGTCCCGATCACCATATCGGCCGTGGTCTCGTCCGGCAGCTTGTACTGCTTGCTGAAACTGCCCGGCCGGATGTTGCGCGGGGTAAACATCATCGCCGGCGCGACGACGGGCACGTCGCGCACCAGGCGCAGCTTGCCGCCCTGCACGACGCGCTCGGCGATCGACGCCCGCGCCACGCGCGCCAGCGCTTCCCAGCACGTCACGGTCTGGTCGAAGACGAAGTCGAAAGACCAGCCGAGATCGGCGAACTCCTGCTTACTCGAGTAGATGCCGGCGAGGTCGATCCGACTGTAGGGCTGGCCGGCGCCGTACACCTCGTTGTGGGCGATGTCGACGAAGGCGTCGCACAGGCTGCGGGTCGGCGCCTCTTCTTCGCTCATACCAGCGCCGTTCCAGGTCGGCAGCAGGCGCGTGGCGATGACGTTCACCTGCCGGCTCGTCTGGCCGTTGAGGTCGCCCGTCGCCTCCATCTTGATCGCAATGCCGGTCAGCCCGGCATAGCTGCGCGTCGTGGTGAGCCGCCCGCGCAGGCCCGCCCAGTCGATCTGATCGCCCGACGAGACCGACATATCCTTGGCGTTGGTGCGCCGGGTCCGGAACTGCCAGCGGCCCACCGCCGGCAGGTCGTAGCCGTGCGTGTAGCGTTGCGGCGCATTGTCGGCTGCGCTGTGCGGCTCGATGTCGATGGCCGTCCAGTCGCCGATCGGATCGCCCTGGGCGTCGATCTGCTGCGCCTCGATCTCGACGGTTGCCGTGCGGCCGGCGAAGCCGCCGCCCGAATAGGCATAGAGACCGCGCGGCGCGATGAAATCCAGCTCAGCATAGTCGATGACGGTGCCGGACGGATTGGCGATGTAAGGCCCCTTCCAGACGTTGCCGCCGGTGTCATTGGTCGCCGGCAGCTCGACCTGGGCGATGTCGCGGCACGGCAGGAATCGCGTGTCGACGATATTGGGATCGGGCACCTCGCCGGGCTCGACCTGCTGCGTGACGATCGAGGCATAGGAGCTGATCGGCGTGTCGCCTATGCGGGTCGCCTCGATGCTGCAACGGCCCTGCGTCACGCAGAGGAAGGTGTGGATGTACTGCTTGTTGCCGACATACCGGGCGTAGGGCGGCATGATGTAGTCAGGCACCACCATATGGCGGCCGTAGAGGACCGGGATCGGCTGGTCGAGGCGCGCGGTGTTCTGCTGGAAGCCGGTCGACGAATAGGTCGGTGAACTCTGCGCCGTGCCGCCGTAGCCGCTGTTCTGGTTCGTCACCTGCGGCGGTGGAGACGAGAACAGGGACATGATGCCCATCGCCGCTGCGCCGAGGGCCAAGCCGATGCCTGCGGTGAGGAGGGAAAGGCCCAATGAACCAGCCGCAAAGGCACCGCCCGCCGCCACTGCTGCAGAGCCGAACACTGCACCAGCGAGGATCGGCGCTAGGTAGGGAGCGGCAACCGCAATAGCAATCGCAAGCACCACGCCGATGATCGCGCCGCTCGCCCCGCCGCCGGCGGGCGGCGTGAAGAACAGCACCGTGTCGGTCTCGCGGATGACAGTGCGCGACCAGTCGGCGCGCTTCAGCGGCTTGCCGTTGAAGAGGCAGACGGTCGGCCGGATGAACTCGCGGACGCGACGGCCGCCATAGGCTTCCGTCTTGATCTGCCGCACCGACGTGTGGCGCCGCAGCGCGGGCGCGCGGCTGACAAGGCGACGTACCGTCATGGGGCGATGCACGCGGTACACTTCGCGAACCAGCGGGTCGAAAGGATTGGTGAGATGAACGACAGCGCCCACTACTTCGCCTCCGGCCGCCAGTAGCTGTGGACTTCCCATCCGAGCATCTCGAGATGAAAGAAGCTGTGGAACCGCGCGCCGCCTTCCGGACAGTGAAGGATGTGCCACGGGCTTATATCGGCGACGCGGATGCCGACATGTGTGGCCACCCGCCCGTTGGCCATGAAGGCGGCATCGCCGTCTTCCGGGGACAGCACCTCTCTCCAGCCAAACGAGCCGGCCCAGGTCGGCATCACCTTCGCCGTCGTGCCGCGGCTCAGCGGCGAGGGCATGAAAGGCACGTCACGGCCGAAGCGCTCGCGCTGGACCAGGCGGAAGAAGGTCCAGCAGTCGTACAGGTCCGGGCCATCGGCGCCGACCTTGTAGCCCAGATGCAGGTAACGCTCGCTCCAGTGCACGCTCAGGCTCCCACCAGGGCCGGAAATTCCTCGGCCGTATAGGTTCGCTTCGGGAAGGCGCCGCCGTAATCCATATCGATGCGCGCGGTGCAGACGCAGGTCAGCAGGTTCGCCTTCACGTCCGATAGGGTGAAGGCCGGCACCGGCAGCTTCTGCGGGATGCTCAAATCGCTTTCGAGGTAGGTTCGAACGCGAAGCGTGATGGGCCGATAGTCGGCCGCCGCGCGATCGAGCTGCGGGATCAGGAAGCGGCTCACATTGTCGATCTGCAGCTGCAGCTGCGGCTTGGCCGTCGTGTCGATCGGCGCCATCTTCAG